TCAAAAGCTCCGTCAGCTGTACCCCCAAAAGCCTCTACCGCATCTAGACTTATTGCTGTTCCTATTGAAACTTTCGCAGCTATTTTCTTTGCATATGCTTCACCTGCTTCTAATGCAAACTTTTTAGCGACATTACCTACTCCACCACTAACAACTAATATAGGTATTTCTTGTAATATTTCTTTACCTATAATTTCAGAAAGAAACACGGTAGGGCTATCTGCTAAAGAGCCAAAAATAGCTAATGTGGTGTCTACAAACCCTGTAGCCCCTCCAATTTTATCATCCATAGCTTGTTTAGCCGCTTTCCATTCTGGTGTCTTTTGATCTCCACCAAGAGCTATCATTTCTCTAGCAGCTTTACCAAGAGGAGTAGAAGCAGGATTTATATTTGCAAGTATAAGCATAGTATTTGTGGCAGTTAAAAGTTCTCCTGTTGCTTCTGCGGCAATACCACTAAAGTTTTTAAACGCTGCACTATTAACTACATTTTTACCTAGCTCTGTTTCTTCAGATGCGTATTTATATATACTTTTTACTAATTCATAATGGTCAACTAGGTCACCTTTTACTGCATTTACAACTGTGTTAAGTGCTTTACCCCCTTTATAACTAAGACTATTTACCTGTTTAGCCCATGCAACAGGATCTGTTTCCCTTAATTGTTCAAGTGTTTGCCCTTTACGCGGGATTCTGATACGTAATTCTGGAGAACCGTTTGCGTCTAATTTCCCTAAATATGCTCCAGTATTTGCATCTACTAAAGCATAAGCTCCTGGGGAATCAGGATGTGGCACTCGTTTAGTTAATGTATTATATTCTGAGTTCCATGATGCAAAACTTAACCCACTAATATCGTCCCAATTTACTAACCCATCTTCATGGATACGAATACGTGCTCTGTTCTCAGCTATATCTTCGTCAGTTACACCCGCTGCTTTTGCAACTACTTCGCCTGAATCTACTTTAATGTTATTAGTAACTGTTTTGATATTATTAAACTTATCTTCTGCTGACGTTTTCCCATTAATAATACTGTTGACACTGTTTATTGATTCATTTTTTTCTGCTTGAGTTGCTGCAGAATTATTAATGCTTTCTATTAAATAATTTTTACTTATATCTAGCCCAAGAGTATCTGTGTCTATTAAATTTAATGATTGCAAAGTATCATAATTAGCATCGAAGTTATCTATTATAGTTTTTTGTTGTGCCTTAGTTAAGTTAGATAAATTTAACCCTGATTTGTTTAAAGATTCATTTAAAAGATCACTTCTCTTTTGCGTGTATTGTTCTTTATATTGAGCTGCGTTTACAGGTAAATTTTCATCTTTCCCTGTTGTAAGCCAGTGATAATAAGGATCAATCTCTTCACCTGTTTCACCACCATCATCTAACCCATTTAATTTTGCGTATTCTTCTACGTTAAAGTCTTCGCCTACCATAGCAGTAACAAAAGCTTTATCTGTAGCGGCTTGCATAGGTTTTAATGCGTCGTCTAATTGATCTGCGCTAGATATTAACAACTCTTTTAGCTTCATATAGTCTTTTTTAAGGGGCTCAATATTGTTATATGCTGTATCAGCTTCTGTTTTATATTTATCTAATAACGGTTTATATTTATTGGTGTAATCATTATCTAATTGTGTGGCGTAAGAATTATATGTTTTTACAGATGCGTTGTACTCATTTAAAATAGCTTGATATTTATCTCTGTTCGCAGTATCTACGTTCGAGCCAGGGTCTTGGTTTTGTAATTTAACTTTTAACCCCTCTACAGTACCTTTTAATCTTGCTCGTTCATCAAAACGAGGTTTCATTTCATCAGCTGTAACATTGTAGTTAGCCGCTGCAGCCTCATAATCATCTAAAGCATCGTCAATTTCTTGTGCTTTATCTTCTGTAGTTTTATAATTGCCTGATACTTTATCTATTGTGTTCTTAATAGTTTTATCCATAATTTTGTTAAGTTCTTGAGAACCGTATTTCATTACAGAATCTAAAATAGCTTTTGGAACATCTCCACCTGTAAAAGCAGCATTTGCAGTGTTTAATATACCATTTGTAATAGCCGCAATTTGCCCATCAGACATACTGCTCATTTGTTCTTCGTCCCAATCGTCATTAAGACTAGGATCAAAATATTTACCTACTGCTTCCGTTGTTACATATGCTTTTGTTACTGCACTCGCTATCATTGCAGGTGTAATATCTTCCCCTGTTAAGGCAGCTGTGAGAGAAGTTTCTATTACATTTTTTGCTGCTTGAGGTAAGTTTTTAAAATCAGTATTTTCTGCTAGTTTACCTAATCCCGCAGATACACCCGCTTGTATACCACCTTTTAAAAACGCTTCCGCAGGATCTTGTCCGTATACTATAGCACCTACCGCATTAGAAGTACCTTTAGCTACTACTTGACCGACTATTTTAGCAGTGGCAGCACTAGTTGATGCTTGTGCTGCTCCTTGTGCAGCGCTACCTGCATAATTTCCTACAGCTGCTCCTACTTGTTGTGCTACATAAGCTTTAGCAGTCGCCTCAAGAATATCACCAATATCCCCACCGTTTGCAGCAACATCAGCTCCCTCTAAAAGAGGTAAAGCCCACGCATTTCCTGTAGCTACAAGTGCAATGGTAGCTATAGTTTTTATTGGGTCGTCCAACATGGCATCTATAGTGCTTTCGACTGTACTCACAATAGGATCAATTATCTCGTCAACAACCCAATCGCCTATGTCTTCAATCTTGTCACCAATCCACTTAATTGGTTTTTTTATAATTTTTTTTATTGGTTTCCAAACTGGAGGCATATTAAAATCTCTCGCTTAAAGAATCTTCACCTAATTTTACATAAACAACATACCCATCATCATCTTCATGTTGCCCTAAATACATACTAGTATCCACACTCATTAATCGTTTTTGTATAACTTTTATTGCAGGGATTAATGTATCCCCTGTAAAGTAAGTAGAATAATGAGTAATTCCTTGTTTTTGTAAATAACCCCCATATTTTAACATATTACGAATAAAATTTTTTCCCGTGTCTACGTTAAGAGGTCGGCCGTGCATTTTTGTTTTATTTTTACCTTTACCTATATGCCCAATAAACACAGTGTTACCTACCTGAACGACATCTGCGTCTGGTAAACTTGTTTCTTTAGCAATAGTAGCTAGTATTGTTTGTAAGGGTAATTTACTACCTTTATACATGTTTCCTAGTTGATCTGCTGCCATAGTTATTATACTAGGAGTATCTAATAATTTTTGATTACTATCTACAGTTTGCATTATGTTACCTCTAATATACTAGCTACAACATGTAATCTATTTGCTGTTGCGGCTGTAACTTTTAATATTTCACCCGTCTGTACAACTAAAGGAGCTGTAAGTAATTCTGTAGTAACATTAGCCCCAATAGCTTTTGTTTTAAATAAGCTAAATGTAGCAGGAGATGACTCCGCATCTGTTATAGTAACCGTTATTGTGTCTGCATTACCTGAGTCTTCTGATACAAGTATAGATTTGACTATTCCAGTGGTCAAGGCAGGTGATGTATATAACGTTGTTGCGCTAGTACTAGTCAAATCTTTTTTTGCGTTTACATATTTATTAGGCATTAGCTTAAAAACCACCCTGTTGCTTCGGCTCTGTCTGATATAACAGCATTTCTTAATGCTGTATCTACTTGAGTAAAATACAAACGTAACACATTGTTAAGTTGTTCTGCATTTTGCTGGTCATACTCGGAAGTAGGAAACGGTAATGCTGGAGCACGAAATCCTACACCGTATCTTGTACTGTCTACAGCCATTAACGCCTCCCATCTGATCGAATATCTAGTCTAGGTGTACCTAACTGCCATGTAACACCTGTTGCAGAAGACTCAAAACGCATAGCGAGTTGCCGTCCTCTTACTCTTATATTTATTAAGTCTGTAAACACTTCAACAGGAGTTGACGCAGTACGCGTTATGGTAGCATTACTAGACCCACCTTCTGAAGCAGGTGATTTACGACCAGACCCAGAGCCACCTAGTGCATGTAAGGTCATAGTTGCAACAGGGCTATCTGCGGTAGAACCATCAAACGATACGTCAGGTATTACCCGATTTACTAATGAGAATCTATCACCATCACCTATATCAAAGTCTGAAGATTCAATGTATGCTGTTATAGCTGCTGCTGTACCACTCACATTATCGTCGATACCAGTTTCGTGATTTACAAGATTATTACTATATGTGGCTGCTAACGGCTTGTCACGCAGTCCAGAATCAAGCCATGCTGTACGTGCTATGGTGCCATAATACCATATCTTATCTAAGTAGTTATATATGACGTATCTATCTATGTTGTTAGAATCTTCTGTACAGTAGAACCACCATATCTCATGAAAGGACTCGTTAGTACCTGAAAATACCTGTGCATACTGTTTTGTGTTAAAATCGTTAAATATGTACTTTCGCACATCACACCTTAATGGCTGTGCACGACCATCATACATATAAAATTTATCCTTACCCATCCAATACGCAACACCATTTGCATACGATACAGAAAGTTGAGAGGATATAGATATGTTTTCACCAACTAATGTCGCTGCCCAAACAGCAGGTGCACCAACGTACTGCAGTGAGTATAAAGAAGAGTCTGTCCATATAAGTACTTCTTGACGAGCTTGAGATGCAGCAATTATTTTAGTACCGCGAGATAATCTCAAGCTACCTGCTTGATTAGTTGCAGATGGTGTCCAGTTTGCCGCATCTTCTTGGTCAGACCATCTTACCAAAGTAGGATCTATAGTATTGCCACCTATAGGATTTGTACCTAAACAGAATATAAAACGACTTATATCTGATACTAAGATTATATTTTGTAAAATTGGTACGTTTGACGCTTCAGATAAGGTAGATAATTCAACAGCTCTCGTACTAACGCCATTCGTAGCATCCCAGTAATATATACTGCCACTATTGGGTCCAAATACTAAATCTTCACCAAAGTTAGAATGACTCCATATACGCACCTCGTTCACGGACGCTTGTCCTATACCCCACTGACCTGCACCCCAAGCACCTGCACCCCAGCCTGTTAGAGGTATAGCAAACGCAGAGCCTGTGTTTACCTGATAGGCAGCGGATACAGTGCCACCACCTGTGGCAGAAGAGCTTGCAGCAGAAGATACAGTTATATTGTAGGAATTAGTAGATACAATATCTATTTGAAACTCGCCAGTTATGGTCAGACCACCAACTGCGCTACTACCACTAAATGTTACGAAATCATCATCATCAAATCCGCTATTCGCGTCTGTAACCAAGACAGTGGTAGATCCAGATGTAGTAGTAAAAGGATTTGTTAATGACACAGTAGCACGTAAAGGTGTTACATCGTTATAATTACCACCTAACTCTATATAATATTTTAAGTTAGTGCCTAACCCTACAAAATTTTGTCCTGATAAACTAACCCAGTTATGTAATGAACGGCCTACACCTAAAAAGGTTGTGTCGGATATAAGCTCCCAACCACCTATTTTTTCAGGCGTGCCTTGTCTGAACCGTATTTTGTCTCCGTCATAGTATCCACCTTCGGTTGTGTATCGTGTGCCTTCACGATTAATCCCAGGTTTTAATTTTATTGATTGAATAGCCAAGACAATTTCTCCATTCTTTTACATAGTCTTTCTGCTCTATTAGGCACTTGCTTTGCCCATTTTGAATCTTCCATCTGGATCGATGCCTCCATCCAGTCTTCATCATCAACAGCTAATTTTAGTTTAGAAAACTTGCTTAATCTTGTTCTTCCCATATTAAACATCATATTTGCTAAAATCAACTGAACTTCTTCAGGTAACTCATTAAAATTAGAATATAACACTTTACAGTCTTCTAAAACCGTTTCTACATCTTTTGCAAAACACTCATTAACACGTTCCTCTGATACCTCTGTACCTACTTTTTTCTCGTATTCTTCGTCCCATTCGGTAATAAGATGTCCTATTCCGTGCGTAGGTAAACCAAGGTGATCTAGGTATATTTCGTACTTACAACCTTCATCTTCTTTGAGTTCTTCTCTAAGTTTATCTATATTCATTATCTTCCCTGTTTTTTTCTTACTGCATTAACATGTTTAGTATAGAAATATCTTTCTATTTTACCAAAAAAACTAGATAATTTTAACAAAGTCCACATCATTTTGTCAATCCTTTGTACTTTTCAAAACTGCGAAGTCCGCCCAATCCGAGCATTCCCATCAAAACCGTCATAAGTGAACCCATATCAAAAGTTGGCAATTCTGGTATTTGTACAGCTAAATATGCACACACAAACATAGTAACAGGCGCAAGGACAAAATGCCAGCAAAGAGCAATTCCGCATGTCCAACCGATAAAGGGGCGCCAGCCCGCAACAAATATAGATTTATGTTGAGCTTCTGCTTTATTTATTTCTATTTGCCCTTTTGCAAGCTCTGCGGCATGATTTTCTGCCATTGTTGCCACCTCATGTGCCAACTTATTCTTCATGTCTTTATCTTCTATAAACTTCCCGAGAAGATTGCTTACTGGTCCTATCAAAGCTGTTAACATTTTATAATCTCCCTACTGTTAATTTCTTACGCTTAATTTCCCTAATCTTAATTCTTTGCATTCCCATTTAGTAGGCTTCCACATAGGATAATATTCATGCACTTGTCTACTAATGCTTAATGCTCTTTGTTTACATTCAAATTCTGTTTCATATGGTCCATATTGATCCTCTAAGTTTATACAATTATTGGGCATACCAATAACACATATAGTTACTATAGCTTTAAACATATCACTTTTTATTCATCCATGCTGTTGTTCCCATATATGCCCCAACTATACCAGCACCTGATAAATAAAACAAATTACTTATATCAGATAAAGCTTTAACTCTTTCTAAATCAACCAAGAACATTGCTAATGTAAAGACACCCATAGCAATCAAAGTCCATCTAGCCATTCTTAATTGAGCAAGATGCTTTCTTAATTCGTCTTCTGTTGCTTTAATTGCTTTAGCATTTTCTAATTCTGCATCAGTAACAATACCATCACCATCT